AAATTCTGTGTTGGATTAGTTTCAGAAGAGTGTATGACAATATATTTAGTTTCTAATCTTACGTTGTTCATCTTCTTCTTCCATATCTCCCCTGCAATAATCATCAAAATTAATTTGATAGGTAGATTGGGGTTTTTTATATTTTGTAAAAACTAATCTCCAAATCCAAGACCTAGTGATAGATACAACTGTAAATATTAAGGCAATACCAATGCTATCTAATATTGATGGGTGTAAATCAAAGAGCGGAAAAATTAGCAACTGTATTAAAATTGCTAATACAAATCCACTTCCTACATCAATAAAACTTTCAATTAATTGCCGCACATACCCTCACATTCATTTTTAAATAAATCTAATTGGTTGTTTTTTTTCTTATTAAAATCAACCGCATCAATAGGTATACCTTCACGGTATAAATACAATTCATCTAAAACTTCTTTAGAATTTTTAAATTTATCTTTATGCCTTTCTTGATGGCGAATAGCTTTATCCATAGCAACAACTTCAGCCCATTCTTCCTTATTCTTTTTAATTTCTATCCACTCCTCATTTGAATGATAGGGACAGAACGTACAGGCACTTCTTGGTGGTTTAGGATAACCATACTTTGAAACCCATTCTAAACAATTACTTCTTGTCATATTCATATCAACGAGAGGGTACATATTAGTTATGTAGGGAATTCTGTTTGTTTTCATTCTAAATACTTCATCTTTAGATATTCCCATTAACATTTCAACACGAGTACCTTTTTTTCTTTTTTCTCCTTTTTTTAAACCTAATAAATCTCTAACTTTTTGTCCTACAGGATTTATTTTATACATAAATGTGCATTGTCTACGCAACATTTTCTTTTTTCCAGTAATAGGGTGTTTAGTGAAAAAAGGTGCAGTAAAAGCCTTATATTTACCTTCCGCCGCATCTAATATATCTTGCTTTAAATTTCTCCAAGTCACTCGGTACACAGGATAAGATAATTGTTTTTCTAGCCAATCAAGATGAGTATAAACCGCTTTAGGTTCTCCTTTTACGTCAGCGAAGATAGCTCCATCTACCATAGGAACTTGCCCTTTCTCAATCATTAAAGCTAATGTGGAACTTTGTACTCCTGCACCTAGACTCAATATTCTTAAATCAGTTTGTCTCATAACCATTCTTTCGGAACGTGTTTATCAGCATACATATATCCATATCTTTCGCACCACATTCCATAGGTTGTTTTTGATTTCTTACTTATCCTAGCTCTTGAATTAGAAAATATAAATCTAATATCTAAATTAGGGTGTTGTTCCCTAATCAATTTCATTTTCTGTCTATCTTGAGTGGTAAATAATCCTTTTGTTTCTATAAAAATTTTTTTCTTTGTTAAATGAAAATCAGGCGTATAGGTATGAACTTTTTGAGGCTTAGTATATTTCAACTTAGTCTTTTCAAATTCATACGCTACACGATTTTCTTTTAGTTCTTTCGCTATAGACTCTTCTAAGCCTGAACGAAATCCGTATCTTAATCCGACTTGCTTAGAAGTCAGACGTAGCTTCCTGCGATACATTCTCTACTACTGCTACTGCTTCAGGTTGTTCATAGCCGTCTTTAACTTTATCAAAGCCATAACCTTTAGCATTACTAGAGCCACCTTCAACTAACTTAGTTATTTGAACTGCTCTTAGTCTCATTGATACACCTGCTCCTGCCATAGCTGTGTAATAAGGTATCAATTCTGCTGATACTTTCATTTCACTACCTGACCAAACATTTGCGTCAATCATAGGTTTCCCCGTGCTATCAAACAAAGCAACTCTATTAGGTATTACTTTACCATCTTTAGTTATAATTTTTGCCTTAGTCTTAAATTTAAAGATAACATTTCCTGATGGCTTACCATCAATTAATTCATCTTCAAAAGGACTAGGAGCTTGTTTAATAGATTTTCCTTTAGCCTTCTCTTTAGCAAGAGTAAGACTTTTTTTAATCTCAGCATTAATTTGAGTGACTAATGGTTGAGCATCTTTCGCTTTTAAAATAAGGTTGGTCTTATAATGACCAGTCTCATCAAAACGAGTATCAGGTGTCGTCAGCCACGCATATTGCGAAACTCCAACTGGTGATACAACCTTGACATAACTATTCTTTGCCATTTTTTTTGTCTCCTTTTTATAGGTTCTAAGTAGGGGTACTTTAATGCTTTTACGCAAAAAAGAACTTACTTTCCCTCAATTTATTAATATCTAAATCGCCTTTTGAGGGTATTTCAGGCAATTTATTTTTTAGTTTATCAGGTAGTTGTCTTATGACATCTTCCCTAAACTCATTTAGTATGTCGTGCTTAGAAAACATATCAATAAAGGCTTCTCTTATACTTTTATTTAACATTTCTACATCACCCGCAGTAGTACCAAAACTATCGTGCACATTACAAAAGTTTTTAATTCCATTTTTATATGCAATATTAACAGTCTTAATCATTCCCGCAGAATCAACCGAGTGCACCACGTTAGGAGCTACTCCGTTGGACATACGCAATTTATCTGTCTTATCAGTCTCAGCATTGATACGGGGTTTTATAACTTGTCCCATAAGCATAGCTTTAACTCTTTTAGACTTCATTTCAGGATAGGATTGATAAACTGGAAATCCTACTGGTGTAACCCAGTGAATAGGTAATTGTTCTTTTGAAACAATCTTAGCAATTTCCTGAAGAAATTTCATACCTACTCTAGCTGATTTTAAATTATCCCCTATGCTATCCCAAATGACACTAGCCAAATAAGAAGCGGGTCTAAATAAATCATCAACAAATGGGTGATGTTCACCTTTGTCTTGTCTTTTCGTTAAGTCTTCTATAACAAAGTCCGTACAAGAATATCTTGTTGAACCATAACAAATTGTCATAATACTTCTTTTAGTAGTAGAACGCTTAACTCCATACTTCAACCAAGCCTGAGCGTAAGGATTACCTTCTGTAACGTGTTTTTTTAACTTTTTATTAACAGCGTCAGCAACTAATTGATAAATGTCTTGAGGTGTATCTGTTGGAAGTAAATTAACTAACTTACCCGCAACACTATCTCTTAACATTAAAGAATATAATTGAAGACCATTACAGCTCCCATCAACATTAACTGGTAAATGAGATATAAACTTTTCATTTATTCCTCTTGATTGATAACATCTCCACTCTTCACAAAAAGCTAAGAATTGAAAAGCATTAGAAGCGTCTTCCCATTCTCTATTTCTAAAAGGGTCTTGAGCACAATTAACTATCCATTGTTCATTATCATTAACCCACTTAACTCTATCATCTAAGGAGATTTTATCTTCTCCATACATATTAGCTCCGTGTATGGCTAACCAAAACTCTCCTCTATTCTCAGGAGTAATTTCTTTTCCATTAGAAAATAAAAGCATAGCCTTAGCACCACCAATACTTTGATAGTTTAAAAAGGCAGGGACGCAATAAGCTCTTCCTCTAAAATCAAATTGTAAAGGATAGAACAATGTCGCATAGTCTTTAAACTTTTGAGCTAACCAAATTATTTTAGCATACAATAATCTTTTAGAAAACATACGAGCATTTTCAGTATGAGCTATGACAGCTCTTTTCTTCCACTCTTTTCTTGACACTCTATTAGTCTCAATATCGTGTGGCTTATTAGGTATATCTAAGTTCCTATTAGGTGGCATACCACCAATAGCGTCTCCATTATCCCAAGCTGTTTGCATAACCTTTAAGATAAACCGATTAATTTTAAAAGGTGTACTTTGCATAGTATTGATAGCACTATAAACTTCAGGCATATCAAAGTTCTCAAGCTCTCTTTTAAAATGTTTATTCTTTTGTTTTACTAAATCTAACTCAGGTAATTCCTTAGTCCAATATCCACCACCTACAACTGAGCTCCACATCTTAGGTTGTAAAACTGTTGGTAAGTATTCAGGGTTTAATAGCTCATTAAAGCTATTTCTATTTTTAATCCATTCTCTAGTCTTATGTGTTTGTTTGATAATCTTAGCTTTTTTATGATTGATAGTTTCCATACCAATTTCAATTAAGCCCGTTGAGACAATTAACATCTCAATTAGTTTTAATCCAACGTGTAGTTTTTCAGGTGTAGTCCACTCTTCCCATTTAACAACACCACGTTTAGCACTCTCTCTCAGCTTACGTCTTTTATAGACATAATTCCAAGACCTTTTATCTAAATCTTTTTTAACAGCGTCATAAAGTTCAGGGTTTAAAAACTTAAAGTTCTTTAAAGCTATTTCAGTCTCTACTTTTCCGCCTAGTGATATACACGTTGCAGTTAAGGGTTTGTATTGAGTAATTGTATTAATGATATGTTTGCCAGTAATTAAGGCTAATATTTCAGGTGAAACTTCGCACATTTTAACGAAAGCAATAGGTGGCTTTCCTATAGTCTTCTTAGATGTCTCTAGTATAAACTCAGCTATGGCATTGGCTAAAGGTCTGATTGTGTTGGCTACCATAACTTTTCCGTAGCTCGTAACAGATTCTTCCTCACGTTCAACGTGTGAGGTTCGTCTTTTGTTCGTTCTATGTTTCCCTAGCTCAGCCATTTCTTTTTCGTGTTTTAATTGGTCTGAGTATTTGGGCATTTTAATTAGTAAGGTATCGTTACTATCCATATATTATAAACTCCTATAAGTTATTGTGTTTATGATTTGGCTTCTACATACGGGCACTTTAGTCGCCGTCTAGTCTTTTTTCAAGGTTTTTGCCGTCAAGTCCGCCGTCTAGTCTTTTATTGGTGTATAAAAAAAAAATAAGGTCGGGAGTACCCCGCTAGAAGTACCCCCTATCTCATAGAACTGTGCACTAGACTATGAGAATTTTAGAAATACAGGCGTTAATAGACACGCCAATATTATAACTCTTAGCTCAATAGGTGCTGACCAAAAGATTTCAAATATTTCAATCATGTCCACCTCTGATAAGAGGATATCTCTTCCCCTTTTTTGTTAAAGCATTTATAAAGATTAGGCACACATAAAACCCCTTGTGTTTTTAAAAACTTCAAAGCATTTTTAAACCACTCGTCATTAGCTTTATGTTGTGCCTCAGTCAAACCTTCATAATACTTCTTACTCCAGCTCATCTGCCCACCTTCTTCTTCCTACCCATTGGCAACTTTTGCCAAGTCAATAGAGTCTCCCCCTTTTTATTAGGGTGGTAAACTCCAACCATTTTAAACTCAGGGTGTCTAGCTTGAAATGATTTAACTGCTTTTTTATAGCTCATAGCTTTTACAACTTCTAAATCAGCTATTCCGCCATTATTACGAACCTTAAATTGAAACGCTTTCATATCTTACACTCCTTTATAGTGTCCAAAATGTCTTTTTTCTTTAAACCCATTTTGACACCAATGCTTATAGCTTCTTTATGCTTACCACTTTTGATAAGTCCTAGTATATCCTTAGTCCATAAATCAGCTAAAGCACTTATTACTATTTTATGTTTGCTTACCATTGTTTATCCTTTTTTGTTTTTTAGATTATTGTAGGTCTTACGGAGCAACCCCGCCTACATAAATTTAAACCCCGAATAATTAAATCCTAGTTTAAAACTAATCAGCTAGTCCGTTTTAAGTGTCGTTAGCCATAACACTATTCTCTTGCGAGAATTTCTGAATTTTGTTTAATTGTGGAGTAGGCGAGTTTCCCCGCCTATCTCCGTCTAGTTATTTACGCTTGAAGACTTTTCTTTTATAGTCTTGCCATTTCTTATCAGCATTAACTCGGCTCAACTCGG